CCATTTCGCGTTTGACTGCTTCGGCTTCCGCCAACTGTTGTTTCAGTTGAGCGGCTTCCTTTTCCAGCAGACGCATCCGTGCACGCACGGGGTCTTTGGGTGCCTCGTCAACACCTTCGTCTTCGAACTCGTGGATGTTTGACATGGCTCACTCCTTTACCCACACCAGGTTGGAGGTTCCTGGTGGCTGTGTCTGTGTGACGGCTACAAGAGTAGCACACTGGCTACTTTTGTCAATAGGGTGCTATTGGGCGGTGCCTGCACCGGTTTCTACGGTGCCTGAGGTGGCTCCTGTGGTGCGGGCGAATCCGCCGCCGCCTGCGAACTCTGCGAGGCGTTGGGCGCGGCGGCGTTCTAGTTCTTGGCGTGCCTGAACGTTGTAGCCGAATGTGGCACCAATCTGGTCGCTGATTGCCTGTTCGCCGGTGAGCGGGTTGTACAAGCCTTCGAGTGCGCCGCGTTCAGCGAACCGTGCCTGTGCTTCCTCTGCGCTGATGCCGCGGGCGGCGAGTTCTTCTGCTTGGGTGGCGGTGAGTTGCAGGCGGCCTTGCTCCCTGCCTCGTGCAGCAATCTCGGCTGCCCTTGCCTGCCGTTCAAGGAGTGGTGCGGCTTTCTCGGGATCCAAAAAGTAGGCGGTCAGGGCTTGGTCGTCTACGTTGTACAGTTCGAGCATCTGGCGGCGCACCTCAGGGTCGGCGTCACGCACGCGAC